ACTATTATAGTCAGGCTATTTTGAAACCACTTCATGATCAACTGTTCGGGATCCTTAAAAGGATACCTAACGACGCTACTTTTACTCAAACAATGAGTGACGTAGTCGTCAAGACAGAAGGTCATAAGTGGCATTCTCTAGATCTTAGCGCTGCTACTGATCGATTCCCGATATTATTTCAGGAAAAGCTCTTAGCATGCCTAATAGGACCTGAGAAAGCGTTTGCATGGCGCCAGATTATGACAGCGACTCCGTTTGAGTACAAGAACCAACAGGTAACCTACTCAGTAGGTCAACCCATGGGTATGCACTCTTCGTGGCCGATGTTTACTCTGGCTCATCACTGCTTAGTACAAATCTGCTGTAAACTAGCTAACGTTCCTAATAATTGCTACGTCATCTTAGGTGATGATATAGTAATTGGGAACGATCTAGTAGCAGACCGGTACCGAGAAATGATGACTCGGCTAGGCGTGGAAATCTCCCCAACAAAGACGCATGTGTCTAACGACACTTACGAATTTGCTAAGAGATGGTGGAAAGGAGGGATTGAATTCTCTCCATTCTCATTCCACGCTTTGTTCGAGATCGGAAATAAGTACCACTTACTGGTGGAACTCTTTAGGAGTTCAACTAGTAAGGGTCTTGTCTTCGACATGCTATCTAGCAATGCCCCGATGTTAGTTCTTGAGTACTTTAAGATAATAAAGGTTCCGCCGAAGCTGCGAAAGCACCTTCAGCGAAGGTTCCTTTTGACCGCTGCTATCCCTAACCCAGGGTTAACAGAGGAAGAAAAGAACACTTTATATCCTATTCTCTTATCCAGAGCCGGTATTTCAGCCGACTCTGTCTGTGGTCATGATGTAATTCAACTTGTTGAATCATCTGCCTCAGATGCAATAAGAGACATACTTAAGAAACAGACAAGCAAGATCTTTGCGCAACTAGGAACTTATAATATAAAGTTCATGGAAGCGATCGAGACCTTTGTCTTGTCAGGGTCGGTACATCAATCCGAGCTGATTCAAGTTTTCCGTAAGTCTATACCTCTTATCCAAGCCATGGAGACAAAAGTGCTCCAGACATTGGATCAAGGAGGTCACGTAGGACTCGCCGAGTCCTATGGTGAGACTGGTTTGGAAGGTACATCTTACAGAGATACTTGGGACTTGATCAAAGACTTAGTCTTGGATCCAGTACCAGATACCCAGGGAGTAATCCCGATTCGTAAGGTGGACTTGACCGCAGGAGCTAGAGCGTTATTCGCTCGAACTCTTCGTAGCCATATAATAGCTAAGTTAAATCCGAACAATGACTCTAACACTGCCATGCCTAAAACCGTAGAGTTTGATTTTAGAGGTTTGGATCTCTAAAATTGACTATACAGGGGGTCGGCATG